TTTATCTTCTCGCGGTTCTCTTTGCGATGCTTGCGTCGTTTCGCTTTTATTTTTTCACGATTCTTTTCGTAATACTTGCGTTGTTTCGCATTTATCTTCTCACGATTCTCTTCGTAATACTTGCGGTCTTTCGCTTTTATCTTCTCAAGATTCTCTTCGCGGAATTTGCGTCTTCGCGCATTTATCTTCTCGCGGTTCTCTTTGCGATGCTTGCGTCTTCGCGCATTTATCTTCTCGCGATTCTCTTCGTAATACTTGCGCGTATATCTTCTACAATCATCACAATATTCCTTTTGAGGAACATACTCAAAAAAGGAGTCACAAGTTTCACAAATAGTAATTTCTTTATTCTTAATTTTTGTCATTAATAATTCTGACAATTCTATCAGATGGCGATTTTCCTTTTCGTTCATAATTCCATCACCTTGAATGCTGCCATTCTAATTGCCTTTCTTGCACCTGCGGTAATACTTGCGGCCAAATCAATATCAGCCCATCCAAAGCCCTGATATGCAACAATGCCGTAGAAAGAAGCCATTAATCTTTTGACAGCCATTTGATTATTATACCATTTGGCATACTCTTCTTTGGTTTCTGCGGCCTTCATTTTTTCTTTGTAAGACTCACGCAATACTTTTAATTCCAATAATGCTTTAGGTAGAGTTCCAAGTTTATCTGTCTTATAATAACGCCAATCTAAATCTTCTTCTTCACTTAAATCTCTTGGAGTAGCAATGTTCACAGCAAAATCCGTTGGCTCTAAACTTTTTGTTTCCCATGAAATATTGAGAGCAATAGTTATAGAAGGGTATAGTCCAGCAAAATCAAATGCTGCTACATTTTCGTGTAGTCCATTTGTTCCTTCAATGGAGGGGTCATAAATTAAAGCCCCTCTATAAGAAATTTTCTTGCCTTGTATTCCTGTTGGTGCTTTCCATGTAGCGTTTCTCATGAAATAAATACTACCCATATTACTCGCATAAAAACAAGCATCAAATGGCGCAACTATTAATCTTTGTAGAGCAACTATTGCTTCTGAAGTATAGTTTTTTTCGTCTATTCTCCTAAGTAAATCAACGTCCTTTACGGCATAGTCAAGATAATGTTTTGTGTCTTCTAACCATGCTCTAGCGAAAAACTCATTCTTATCAGGAAATTTTTCGCTCACTAATTTCTTCTCACCTAAGACAATTTCTGCAATATAGTCTAATGCCATAGAAGGTAGTGTCCCTCGTTGTGCATCATTCCATTGACGCTCAAATGCTAGGTCAAGGTTAAGTAAAATTCTTCCCCTAACTGGTTGTTCAACGGGGTTGTAGCCTTGTGCTGCCTTTGAAAGTTTTATCCCATCAGAAAAATAAACTCCCTTCACATCATTATAGGGAGAAAGTTTTCGGGGGTCCAACCCGTTAGCGTGAAGCCTCTCAATTAGTTTAGGTAAATCGAACTTAGAACCGAACCAAGAGATTAACATATCAGGGTCTTCAGTTTCTAAAATAGTCATGAAACTTTCTAACATTTCTTTTTCTGTGAAAAAACCTTGTCCAATTAAATTTCTTTTAATTCCAGAACCTTTAGGAATCCAATACAAAATACGACTTCTCTTATTGAAGGAATCATAAAACGACATACAGGTAATTGCACCATTATGTTTTCCGCCTTGTTGCCATTCCAAATCCCAATACCATTTTCTTAATTCGTATTCGGGTATTTCAGTTAGGTTATCTACTGCGTAGCGGTAATGAAAAGGTACATCTGCTTCAAAAGTTTCTTCCCATTCTTTTCTAATCATCCTAGCGTAGCCGGGTTTTGGTGGGTTCCACATAACCTTTTTTAATTCTCTTCCATCAAGAGATACCCAGTTTTTATTTGTTTCATAGTATATGTCTACGCGAAGCCTTACTCCATGTTCGTTAATATAAACGCGATTCTTTTCAGGAGCATCACCAACAATGAAAAAATAAGGACGGGCCTTCAAATACGGAATGGTGGTTTCTTTTCTTTCACCTTCTTCCCTCCATCTGAGAGCAAACATATTTTCTTTATCTATTGCACTGATTATCATTATCTCACCCTAATATATGGGGCTACAATTAATTTTCTATTAGGCCCAATAAGTAGTATGGGTTTGTCATCTCTCAAAAAGAGATACATTACACCACTCATACAAAATTTATCAATAGGCGCAGAAAATTCTACCGTAGCAGATTCTCCTTCGTGGGCTACTAAAGGTAATTCACATTCAAAATGTTCTGTTGCATGAAAATTCGCAGAAGACATTACACATCTTTCTTGGTTATAATCAATCTTAAATGTAGCGGTCCCAACAATATTACAATGCTTAATTGCTTTAGCCAAAACTTCACCTTGAATAGTAAGTTTGGCTTCCAATGGAGTTGTACCAAATACAGGCATACCTTCTGTTGGAATCTTCAAAGTTTGAATTTTGAGTATTGCTCCGATGCTTCCGTGTTCAACAGATAGTTGCATCTTAGCCCTTTGCGATTCATCCTTTAGTATCATTTGGGAATCTGTAATTCTAAGAATTAGATGGTCTTCTTTGAACACCTTTAAATATTTATTCAATTTTTCGATGTCAAAAATAACCATCATGTCTTCTTTAGCATCTTCTGCCGATGCTCTTATTGTAACACTCGCTGCAATGGATTCACTAGCATTAGCCAATGTTAGTGTATTATTAGTTTTAATAAAGGCTACACCCATATTACTAATAGCATCTATCTTTGATACAGTTGAGGACTTATATTTGCCCTTAAGCCAAATTGCCTCAACTGCATCTTTAAATTCATTTAAATTTACAGATACATTCATCATAATTATACTTCCTCTTCTGACCACGAATATTTTTTACCAGCAAACTTATCCTCGTGACCCTTTACCATCTTACCAAAGCAAGAATATTGGCAGGTGGATTGGGGCCACCCTTTAGGTCGGGGCTTGTGATAAACACAATCTGTTATGTTACACTTATCAGGACTATTTAATGGAGCCCTTTTTAAATGGTTCTCACATTCTACGCAACTACAACGGGGGACTGAAGACCCATCATTCCATAATCCATATGGAACTTTTTGAAGATGGCTCATATAGTTCCCTCTCGTAGTTCAAGAACACCATACCAAGCATTCACTTCTTCTTCTGAATCGTGACCACTTGTAGTAAAGATTGTCCATTCCTTTCCTACGAGGGAGGGATTCGTCTTACTTGCTTTAAGGGTAGCAATATGATTTGTTACACCATCTTTTGTTACAGTATTTATATGTATCATTTGGTTAAATCTAGCGGGTGTAGATTTATGCCAATCAGGGGTTTCACCAATAGGCACAGGTACATTGATATTATCATACAAAGGTTTCATATGAGTAACCATAAACCTATCGCATTCTAATGAACCAACCAAATCCAACAAGCGGTTATAAATTCTATTCCTTATTTTCCAATCTAATGGACTAACATGAACAGAATCAGAAGCATGAATAATGGTTCCTGTTCTTTGTTGTTGCTTAACCAAGTGGTCACGCAATACATCGCTTGAACCTTCGTAAGCCTTATCTACCCCATCAAGAATAAAAGCCTTAACATTTCCTTCTTCAATCATTTCCTTAGCAAACTCTACAAATCCTCTAGCATTATTAAAGATGGCATCCCAATCTGGAGTACCATCTCTTTTCAATTCTAAAGGATTGAAGATAATAATATCTTCAGTTCTATCCCAACCAGAATCCCAAGTTGCTTCTGCCCCATCATCTAAATCTAATAGAAGAACTTTCATTCCTTTTTCAATCTCTTCCACGGTTCGACAATCTAAGACAATTCCTGTTTTACCTACTTTTTCATTCCCAGTAACAGAACAATACAAAAATGCTCTATCCCTTTCTAATCTATTTTTTATTTGTTGTAGAATCTTTTCTTTTTGTATTTGAAAGAAAGTTTTCTCAACCGCTTCTTCATTTTCATCATTGCTTTTTACAGCGTCACCTTTTTTATCAGTAGTCCAATCCATTTTCATCACCAAAATCTAAATTTACCTTTCCCATTCCATAGTTCCATTCATTTACTATTTCTCTTAATGCATTCTCAGTTACTTTAATCCTGATTTCCTTGCGAGAGGGTACATGAAACTTTACCCAATATTCGGAGGTTTCTTCGTTTAAACTCCATGTTAAAAATTCTACAGTTTCTAACTTTACTGCAAAACTAACACCATGAATTACTCCATTTTCTATATCATACATTTAATCAAAACCAATCAATGTCTTCTTCTTCAGCAGACTCAAAGGGTTCAGTTACAACACCTTTGTTTTCAGTGCATAGCATACCACTAACATTAAGTGATACATCTCCCCATGAACCATCATCCATTCGGCGTTGTGATGTTCTACCAACAAAGACAACACTTGAACCAATACCAAAATTGATATCAATATGTGGTGGAACCCAACAAGTTGTTCCTGCCCAAGAGCCACCATCATAGTCAAAGTCAGAATTAATATCTGTTATAGTTACCCTACGAGTCCCAAAATTATTAGGGGTCATATTGACACTAGATACTGTTCCATCAGTTATCACAAACTTTTCGGCTGCTCTAACATCCTTAGATTGCAATTCCATGTGATACCTATTCAAATCTAACAATGGGCTATAGTGGTTCATAGCGTGTTCCATAGCATAGTTTTGAAGTTCAACCACAGTTGGTTCATCCTTACGGCTATCTTCTGGTAGGTCTGCATTGTATTTTAAACTCTCTAAAGTCCCTTCCTTAAAGCCATAAATCCTGTTAGGGAAATTACTATCCCTAATAACACTCATACTCACTAATTTAAAGGTTGTTGGGGTAAACGTCTTTGAAGCCTCACCCTTGTATGAAAAGAAATATACTCCATTCTCTCCATTAACATCTCCTAAAAATACACCTGCACTCCTAAATTGTTCGGCGGGTAAAGGCTTACCATAGTTTACGTTCTTATTTGCACCAAAAGATGGCATATTATCCAAAGGTACAATCCACTTATCTGTGTCAACTGAGAAGTTATTTGCTGGCAACTCCTTTAGAATTGCGGTCTTTTCTTCTCCTGTTGTGTTGTCCTTTTTCTTAGCAGAATAGCCCTCATCAGTCTTAGTTATGATAGCAACCCTACCAGTATTATAGGCTTCTTCTGGGTTTCTATCATATTCGGCTTTAACCCTATCATTTTGCCACTTACCCATATCTCTTGCGGCTTCAATAGATAGGAAAAACCCTAACGCTTGCTTAATTAAACTGCTGCTTCCACCTGTTTCAGCAACGGGTACATCCTTATATGCATTCTTACCACTAAACCATTGTCTAAATAATGACAATGCTAGTTTCCATTCATCGGTTGGTGATAGATTATTCTTATCACATATATCCAACCACTTTTCTTCTACTTCATTCATTTCTAATCCTAAGACTTCTGCAGCCTTAGCAATTTCCTTACTTACTTTTTCTTCCATATTTTCACTTCCATTTCTTTTTTCTTTCTTTATATTCTTTCTTTGCTTTCTTATATTCTTCCCATGTCATCATTTTACAAACTCCGTTAATGTCATTTGTCGACCCTTATCTATTTTACTAAAACCATACATAAATCCATAGTCTATTAATGTTTTTTGTTTCATCTTTCTTCCTCATGTTTAATTATTTCTTTTTGTTTCTTTATTTCATCCCAATGCTTTTGTTCGTAGTACAATTCTATCACTCCTTCCACAGTCAAACATACTCCTGCTAATGTCCAGAATAAATCTGAATTAATCTCAGTAATACCAAATACATTTAAGAGTGGTATGATTGTCAATAACATTCCTGTTATAACTATCCACTCATATCTCATTAAGTCCTCTTTGTCAAACTTACCATCTCTATTAAAATCAAATAATCTCATAATGGTTTCCTCCCAAGTAATATATAAAATCCATATACAAATAAGAACATATAAATTCCACCTAAGAAACATAACATTGCTTTCATTTCACTATCCGTTATATTTATCCCCCCCAAATAATTTCCATAGGATTAATAATACTAAAATTACAACTAATCCATCCATTATATCATCTGACCTATCATCCAAGATGATAATACCTTTGGAGTCATATTACTACTTCTCCACTCAGCCTCCCCAATCACCCTTAGTAATTTGAATTTCATTCCAGCATCTAATTCCTTTCTAAGAATCGCTTCATGTAATGATTGACACACATATTTTATATCTACCGATTGGTGTATCAACGCATGAATTTGGTTGAGTGCGGATTCGTATTGTTTATTACGAATGGATTCCAATATATTATCGTAAGGTTCTTCCATTCTTTTTATTTGTATATTTAATGATGCATTGCTGTTGGCCGATGCCTGAAGTTCAGTAATCGCCCTGCGTAAGTCACCGCGCATCTCCTTAATAAACATTTCCAATTCTTCGGTTGGTATCGAATCTATGCCTTCTTTTTCAAGAATTGATTCTAATACTATCTTCATGTCTTCCTCACTAATCTTAGTAAAGAGATAGTTTGCACACCTTGATTGTAAAGGTAGAATGATTTTGAATCTATTATTACAAGTAATAATAAATCTTACATTGCCACTATATCGTTCCATTACCCTTTTCAAGGCGTTTTGTGCATCGGGAGTCATCCCATCCATTTCATCGAGTAGTATAATTTTGTGAGGAATATCCCCTAATTTCATTGAGGATGATATCTCTTTAATTGTTGTTCTAACTACTTCTAATCGTCTATCATCTGATGCATTTATTTCAAAGAAATTGCCTTGCTTATCTTCTCCTAAAACAAAGTTAGCAGTTGCTATTGCTGCTGCTGTTTTACCTGTGCCTGCATCACCATATAACAATAGATTAGGCATACCTTCTTTCCATGTAATAGCATCTATGTAAAACTTAGGTTGTCCTATAATTTCATCTAGAGTTGCTGGTCTGTATTGTTCTGTCCATAACATTATTCTTTCTCTCCTATATACATCCATTTTTTATATCCCATATTTTTAAAGGATTTCATCATTGACAATAAATTACCTGTTTGTTGATTAGTGGTTTGTGTCCTTTTATGTAAAGAGCCAGTTAGGTTTTTATATGTATTTAAATAATCTACTGCTTGTTCTGTACTAAAAACGTAAGGATATGGATTTCCTTGACCAAACTCTTTCAAAGCCACTCTTTTATAGTAATGGTTTATTGACATTAAAAATCACCTAGCGTTGCTACACGATGCGTTAATACCTTTTTCTTTCTGGGTGGTTCAGGCAAATGAAGCATCCTTCTTTCATAGTTGTTTAATGTTTTACTAGCATACTTAGCAAAACCATCATCTTGAATTAATTGTTTAATCAAATGATGTTCATAAGGTCTTAGTCCAAGTTTACGACAAACATCTATTATTTTTGGTCGTGCCTTTCTTTGTGGAATAATAGCCTTATGGGAATGGGATGATGGTTTATGCGCATATGCTAATAACTCATAAAAATAACTTTGAGACCATCTTCTTTTAACTTTCGCATCTAAATATGCTATTTTATTAGGATGGATATTTAATGCTAACCAAGATAAAAATTGTTCATCGTATGGTTTATTAAGTTTAAGTTGTATTACAATATCATTTCTATCTTTGTTTCTTAAATAATCATAAAACAATTCAAATATATTTTTATCATAATCAACGGGGTCTTGTGAACCTACGAGGTCTTCCGATAAGGAGACTTGATAGTAGTTTTTAGTACCTGCTCTCTTTAACTTACAAAGACCAAAGATTCCTTTCGGAACATCTTTTTGGTTGAGAGAAGTCAATACTACTTGTCCTTGATACTGATTGATAGTATTTACAATTAGTTCCAATTTTGGTTTATAGTTGGCTTCTTCAATAAGAATTCCTCTATCAATAGGGATACTAAAGTTATCCTCTATGTCATACTCATTAGCATACCTAATGATAGGATTATCCCCAAGAATCTCTAGAGCCTTAGTGGTCTTACCTGTTCCTGTTTTTCCTACTATTATAATTGGTCTTGTCATATTAATATTTATCATTCAATCTCTTCCATGTTCATTATATCTTTGTAAGACGCGCCACATTTAGGACAATCAATATCTAGAAAGAATACCTTTATTTTAGGCTCAACACTAATTGCTGCTGTAAATGCTAACTGGTCATAACCACATTCTTTACATCCTTTTTTAATAGTTTCTTCGGCGTGCCATGCTAGGGTTTGAATATCATTACGACTGAAAATCTAAATCTCCCCTTTGAGTGCTAAGATTTTTTCAAAACCTTCTAGTGTTAAATGTTGTCCTTCGTCAATAAGTTTGACTATCTTTTTAAAATCGCCCCACATATTTTTTGAATCAGGCAGGTCTTTGGGAACTAATTCACATAGTTTCCATATATTCACTAGACCACCAATAGATAAGATAGGCCGGGGTCTACTTTTATGTTCCTTTTCTTTTAGAATATATTTAATTCCCTTTTTATCTAATGATAATCCTAGTGCATAGAGAAATTCTTTAGATGCTCTAAAGTTTACTCTTATTCTAACTCTATATCCTATCAAGGTATCTTCGGTCCTTGACAAATGCACTTCGGGCTTGGTCAGGGACAACAATATTCCTTCTAACTGTCCTTTATTAAACATCGTTTATTACTTCCTTTACTTCTATTAAATCAAACTTGACTCTTAGTTCTTGAAATCCTGATGAAATCCAATCTGCCATTGCTAATTCTTTTATGTTTGTGGTAAACATGAATGTTATTTTATATCCTCTTGTCAAGCCAAATGTCGAGGCTAAATCAGAATCTATTTCTGTTACATTAATATAAAAATCGCCATGATATATTGTAGTTATTCCTTCATTGATTATAGCCATGTCCCTTATTCCGGGTTGGGCATAGAACATAAATGATACAACATCACACGCCCCATGTCTACCTAATACTTCTTCTAGTGTAGTTTCATAATTTCCTTTTATTCCCATTATTCTTCCTCCTGCCTTTCCCACTTATTGTTAGTCCTTAGATATTCTTTGTAGTCTTTACCAAACTCAACTTGTTCGGCCCAATATCCATGCCCATCGTTTACGTCTAACTCTAGCCATTTCCAATGAGCAGAAGTTATTCTTTTGTCTCCGCGTTGATTAGCATTGATTTCTGCTTTTAAAGCCAATTGTCTAACAAGAGTATCTAAATGTTCTGCTACAAAATAAGCCAAATCATGCGATAGGGATAACTCCACTTCATCTTTAATGACTTTCATGTAAGGAAATCTTGTCATCTTTCTTCTATCGAATCGAGGATGCTTTGGGACGATAAGATTTTTTTCTTTATCTAAGTAAGGGACCATTTTGGCATCCATTTTCTTGAACCTACCACGCTTCTCATCCCCGACCCTCTTCAAATGTGCCACTCCATGCTCAATTTTAATACAAGTATAGGGCAGACTATCAATAAGGGTGATTGCACCTTCGGTAATCATTTATGCCATCTCCATAAGCCTTGCGAGCGTATCAATATCAGCAGCATACTTGTCATGTCGAATCCTAACATTTCTAGGGAACCTCAAACCAATGTTACCATCAGCATCATTAGTCACTAAGTCGCTTGTTACTTCTAATACTATTCTAGGTAGAAAGAAGAACTCATCTTCTGTATAATGGTCTACATTCTTTCTTAGTTCTGTAGTAAGGAAGGTTAAATCCCAATCCGAGAACCCTGTTCCAACCCTACCAACAGAAACGTAGTCTGAACCATCCTTTACAGATATACCAAATGTACCAAATACATTGTTTCTTTTGCCTTTACCATACTTAGCAGATGTAATGACTACATCTAAAGAGATACGGGGAGGTTTGTATTTCAACCAACCCTTACTTCTCTTGCCGGGTTGATAGCCCAAATCAGCATCTTTAATCATAACTCCTTCAAATCCCCAATCAATTGCTAAGTTATAGGCTGCTTGTATTGTTTGGTTATCAAATGTTTTTGCTCTATACTCTTTGGGAATACAAGCCAATAACATTATTCTTTCTACTAGTGGGCTATCTAACCTTGAAGAGCCATAACTAGATAAACAATCAAACGCTACTAATCTTACAGGACATTGTTCTATGGCCTTAACCTTATCTTTCATATGAACTCTTTTACCCAATAATTTATAGGGTGCAGGAGAACCATCAGAATTCACAGGATAGATTTCAGTATCAAGAATAACATTATCCACTTCAAAACCTTTGACTATATCAACAATATCAGAGTATTGGTCTGTTACAACCTTTCCCTTCCTATTGAAGATAATTACAGAGACTCCTTCTTTATGAATTTGATATCTATTTCCATCATACTTAATATCCATAATATAACTATTAGGTTTTTCCTTACCTTTACGAGCCTTAGCCAACATTGGATTAACAAATTGTCCATGCACTAATTTACATTCAGGCTCATTACCTGCTTCTAATTCGGCGCAGATATCTGATGCTTTATTATACTGATAATACTTTTCGATGTTATCATTCTTATAATACTCCTTCATTACCTTTAATGGAATCTTATTGTTTACCCCATTTCTTGGTTTATGTAGCCAATATCTAGCAAACCATTTCTTTTCTCTAGAACTCATTTGTTGCATTGCCTCAGCAAATACTACATAGGCATCACTATTAATTTTAGAACAATTTAAATCTAGAAGAGAACTAAATTGTGTTAAAGTAATATTAGAATCTTCCTCATTACCTACATCTATTTCTGCTAATGCTTCGCCAATATCTCCCCATGTATATACTGCGTCTTCTACTTCGCTTTGAAACAAACCTAATGCGTTTGCTAACCAAGTTACTGCTCTCTTACCACCAATGTTATTGACAGAATATTCTAAAGATAATATTTTAATTAATAGTGTTTTATCACTAAATCCAGACATAGCCTTAGAAATTAGTTTTACCTTAGTAGTAGGTGTTACAAATTCTATACTTTCACAAAGCCTAGCAAATTTTGCTAATGTCATTTGTCATCCTTCCTACAATTTGCTAAATGTTTTCTCCACACTATCATCTCATTATGAATATTCATTTTCTATCCATCCCATCGCTTGCTGACAATACTTGTCTCATTAGTTTTTCTGCTTGTTCCTTTTTATGGTCTTTCAAACATCTAACGATACAAGGAAAACACACAGTTTCTTTGAAATTTAATTCTTTATTATCTATTACCATCATTTGTTCTTCTTCTTTTTCACATCTAAAACATATCATATAGTTGACCTCCTAAAAAAGTGTCTTATTTTTTCACCACAATGTTTACAGGTTCCTCTATCATCTGCCATCTTATCAAATTCCCATGCCGTTCTCCAACATAGACACCAATTAATCAAAATGTACCCCTCCAAATGCTGACATAGGATGCATTAACATGGTCCCTATCTAATTTCTTCCTATCTTTTTGAATATAATCTGATAGCATCCCTGATATTAAAATGTCAACATATTCATCTACTAAGTCTTTTACATAATTATATACATCAGGATTTATATAAGTGCCATCAGGCATCTTTTCTTTAATCTTCCTCTTCATCTCGTTCTTCGTTACCATTTTCATCACGCATTGCTTTTTTAATTGCTTGAAGCATTACCTTTGCTTCTTTCATATTTACTCTTATCCCCTTTCTAGTGGGGTTCCCATCCTTATACCAACGAATATCTATAATATCTATATTCCAAAAGTTGGCTTTTCTCACCACTACTTCATCAGAAGCGTTGCGTGGTATTCTTGCTATTATTCTTTCATCCTTCACGAATCATTCCCTCCTTAAATGCTTTAAGTTCTTTCACATTATAGAAGTATTTAGGCGCTTCAAATTCATCTAGCCTATTTGCTATCCAAACTGCTCCACCTAAACTACTAATTTGCACAACTTCGTATTGACCCAATTCACTATCAACTACTTCCGAAGTATCTACTTCGGGAACTAACCCATAAAGACGAGTTAATTCAGACGAAACCACGCTTAAATTTTCAGACACATATTTAATAATATGTGTTCTTTGAATTGGTATTTTAGCATCAACTGTTACACTTAGTTTGCCATTCCAATCACAAGCGATACACCCTTGTCCTAATTTGCCTTGTTCTTTACGACAAACAGGACAGGGTATTTCTGCTGGCATTGGTGCAGGAAATGTAACAGTTATTGCTTGTTTCATCCGAATATCAACTCAAGTGGGCTAAACCTTGCATCCTTTTTGAAAAACATCGTATATCCACAATTCAAGCAAGAAATCGCATCGTATTTCTTGTTTGAATAATTAAACAGCCTAGCCCATTTTCCGGTCATCAGCACGACATCGGCCTTCCATTCAATTCTGCCACAAGATATGCAAGATGTACTCATTCTTTACCCGTCCACTCTCTATAAACAATTGAATACTCAATAGTTATATCATAAGGGAAATCTGGGGTATGCAATGTAGCATTGCCTATGTTTGAGGCATATCCCTCATTCCACAAATAACCGCTTTGGTTTAAGTAGCCACCCAATGTAAAGGTATAGTTATGAAAGGTGATGGTGTTCCCATCAACTTCAAAACTAAGGTGGCTGGCATTCAAGGTTACACTATGGATTTGAAGCCATGTGCTATTGTTTCCAACAGTAATTAAAGGTGCTGTTGTATTGTTGTCACCTATTATTATAGTGTAGGTTCCATTTACATATTTCCACTCAGGAGGATTTTCACCCTCTACACTATTTGGGGGTTCTGGGATTATCTCCGCACAACCCGCCATCATACTTGCTGCAATTAGCAACACCATCATTTTGTTTTTGTTCATTTTATCACTTACTCAAACATTTTGAAAAATAATATCCAAAAGAATACCCAACCTGATATGGTTAATATTATATTCATTCTTCATCACCTTTATCCTCATTCAACCAATAACTACTACGAAATTTTTCCTTTGCTTTCTTATATTCTTTCTTTGCTTTCTTATACTTTTGATAATCAGTTAGTCCTGCCATAACGACTTTAGAAACATCCAAAAATACATCAGTAGTATTTTCATAGAAATTATAATCTGAAGATTGCCAGTCAAACACTTCCTTAGTCATTACATGGCTCCCATCGGGACCACACCTAAAATACCAATGTGCTTTTTCTCCATTACCTAATACTGTTGCTGAATCTAACTTTGTATTCCATACAGCAACGGTGCTTTTATCTGTGCTACTAAAGTAGGCTTGACCAAAAGGATGAGTATGAATCCATTCCTTCAAAGGAAGTTTCATGCCATTCAATGCGCTCTCTTGTCCATCAAAGGATACAAAACCGGGGCTACCAACACTGATAAACAATGTATTAGTCTTATCAATAACAACTTGAACCTCGCGTGGTATGTCAAATGCCTTTATAGACATTTCCCATATACAATCATGGAAGGATTGAACGCTCTCATTTTCATAAGAGCGAACAATTTGTTCTTTCCAATCTTCTATTTCAGTTTTCATATTTAACACTCATCTCTGCTAGTTGTTGTTGTAACTTTTCAACCTTCTTTGCTTGCTTGTTGGCCCTTCTATTAATTAGGTAGGTCAATAGTTTTTCCAACAATCCGGGCTTACCGGGAATAGTATTGTGAATAGTTACATTCACATTGCCTACTAATGTGTGGTAATAGTCGGTGTTTTTCTTAACCTTCCATAGTCTTGCTTGACATCCTAATGTTGTTCTACCCAAATGGTTTGCTACCTTTTCACGCACACTATCAATAGCAGACCAATTCTCTACTAAGAACCTATCGTCTGTAGTTGTCCACCCCTTACCAGAGTTAGTCGTATCAACATGATGGCCCCTACCTTTCTTTGCTTTTTTGGGCGTTATCTTTGACGATACAATAGTCTCAACCTCAACTGTTTTGGGCTTAGGTTTAGGCTTAACTCTTACTATCTTTTCAGCAAGTTCTTCTGCTTTGGTTTCATCCCTCAATATTTTTGTCATAGCCTCTACTGCTTTAAGGGTTCTAGGCCTAGTTGGGAACTTTTTATTCAAGAATACAACCACCACTTGTCGTGGAAAGGGGTTCCCATTTGCATCCGTTTCATTCAAAAGACTTCTTAAATAGTCTTTTTGTGCTATTGTCCACTTTCGTGGACCCATATTTTTCTTTCTTTTACTCATATATTTATCACCATTTTATCTTTTACTTCTTCCCCATTAAACCATCGTTGTATCCATTGTGCGCCATAGCCAGCGATTGCTACATGGGTGAAATGTAATTGTTTTGTGTCATTTGTTTCATTAAAGGTTTCTCCTTGACACGAAAAAGAACCTTCTGGGCCTTGTAGGAACATATCACTAAATTTAGGGTCAGTAAGATAACTGATTAACGCTCCATTCCTACCTTGCGCCCTTAAGTCTAACCATTTAATCTTAGCACCGTCTTGAAATCCTTGACGATACAATAGTCTTCTAACGTCTAGATTGTCTGCACAGCAAACTACTAAATCATAGTCCATAATTTGTTTATCTGTTAGAATAGGATATCTACTACTACTATAACCATTCATAGATTTAAGTGAAGTAACCTTGTGGTTACTCACATCATCTACATAAAAATTTTGATATGAAATATTCTTATTCTCCACTACATCGGGGTCTGCAACAGTAATATCATAACTACTAGTTTTATCTAATAATGGAAATAGATAACTACCTATTCCACCTACTCCTATTATTAATACTTTTCTATTCATATCTTATTCCTCCAATCAATTCATCCATAGTTAATTGTTTAATTTGCTCTTTGGTAAGATTTAACGCACTTAATACTCTTTTTGCGCCAGTAAAACCACCGGCATTTTTTAGACTTTTTGGTTCGCCAAAGGAATGTTTAATGTCTTTCCAATATATTGTGAATTGTGGGCTTACTTGACCATGAAGCCAAATAACTGCTTTCAAATCTTTCAATGTAAAAGTTAATTGCTTAGCATTAAATATTTCTTGAACTTTGTAATAAAAGAGAAGACATTCCTCTTTCAACTCTTGATTTGCATAATGATTTATTCTATCTAACCATGCTTCAATAGGAATACTTGTAAGTAAGTATGGCTTTTCTATTAGTCTAGCAATTTTTTTGGTTAATTTACTTAATCTAGTAGGAGGTAATCCTTCTGCTAAAGCCATATCAGTGAGTCTTATTGCTACGTTTTGTTCTTTCAATACAAGAAAAACAACTGCTGCTGCTAACATAGTTTTATCTTGTGTTATTGGTTTATTTTTAATAAATTTTACTTTGTAGGCAGCGCGAGGCATTGTAAATTCCTTAAACTTAGAATCGTTTTCTAACAAATCAAGGTAATGAATTGTTTTATCCCTAGCAGTATTAAAATCTATTCTATGAATAAATCTTGATAGAATCATATTACATTCTAATGACATATTATACACATAGGGTTTGTCTCTATTAGTAGCATTAGGATTATAATTAAATGTTACGTTTTCCTCTATTTTAAGAACTATTACAAATCCACAATCATCACAAACCCATTCATCTAATTGATTACTCATAGTATGATTAGCACTATTACAATTAAGACATCTCATGTTAATTTCAACTCTTGTAAGTCTTTAGCAGTTAAACCATCATAATCTAGTCTAGATTCCATCATACCATCTAGTATGATTTTTGGTATATACCTACGAATGGTATTAACTAGTTCTATTGTTGTTTTATCATTTAACAATGCTAATGCTCTAGCAACGTATTGGTCACCAAGACTGGAATTAGTATGAATATTATCAATACAAATTGGCCCTCGCAACATTCCACTATAGCCCTCAGAATTAGGTAGGCGATGATTACCAGAATTAGTATAGCCAAATGGTTGGCGCTTATTATCTTCTAACGCCTCATCGGAAATATATACAAATGTTTTTACTTTTTGAATTTGTGTTTTAAACTCAGAATCTATAATTATCCAATCACACAATTTTCCTCTAACAACCATAGCAGTTGCTTTCTTACCCTTGTCAGTATTGAATGAAATTAATTTAATTCTTTCAGGATATTTTTCTACTAATGAATTCATTAATTGTTCTGCTCTAAATTCAATTAAATCTTGAGTTCTATTTTGAGTTAGAAATTCTACCATTAATAATGCTTGGGAAGTAGTTGGTTTAGTTCCTAATAGTGTTTCCCATAATCTAGCCGGACTCATATGCATCCACTTTTTAGTACGAGTGTGACCATGATAAAAGAAGTTAATGAATATATCTAAATCTTTAACAGAAATTGGAGCCCAAACACCATCTGATATTTCTAATGCACATTCGTCATCGGAAATCATTTTAGTATTTAATCTAACTTCTAGTCTTTCTCTAGCAATTATATCAATAAAGAAATATGGAGTTCTATTTTCTAGAGCATACTTTATGTTTTCGGGAAGAACAATCATTTGGAATACATAGTCCATTAATTTGATTGGGTCATCCACAAAACATGATTTGTATATTGCTCTACTCACTGTCACCATAGTATTATTTTTAGTTAATCTTTGAGACATTAGATGATAGTATGGGTTTTTCTTTTCTATAAGAATGGTAGCATTTCCACAATTAGGAAATACAAGTGCCATTTTAAATTCCACAGGAGAAGCACTATGTCTTTTGCTGCCCCAACCAAAATATTGTTGTAATGTTTCACTTATTCCCAATACTAAGGGGTCGCCTTTCTTCCTAGTTCTACTTATATAACAAGTAAGCGTTGGCTTCCAGAATGAATTACGAGCACTAAGTTGTTTTAACTTATAGGTAGAATATACATCAATATGTGTTACAAAGAAATTATCTTTGTCGTCATTGGCTGACATAATTTTGACACAAATTTTACTTAAATAGGTATAGTCTTCTAATGTCATTCTTCTTCCTCCATCTTAACAATAAAATTATGCTTCTTAAAGTTGGAGCAACAATGTTCATCACACCAATGAAATCCTTTATGCGAATTTTTTTGTTGTTTGTAATATACATAAACTTTTCCATCTCGTCTGCCAAAGGTAATCGTTTTCTCAAAGAAGCCTTGTTCTGACAAACTATTTAAATATGTTAGGTCACATCCCTCAGTAAAGACATGAACAAAGACGGCCTCCTTCGGAATCTTTGAAAATTGACCCCAACTCAAAGTTGTTCTACCGATAGAGGGTCTTTCTAGTCCATTACCAGAATCTTTACCGTAGCCGTCCCTTCTGTTTCTAAACCTTTTGTTTTCTCTTAAGTAATGTTTATACGCTTTAATCAAATCGCTTTTAGGAAAGCCCTCAATTAAATTTAATATTTCTTTATTCGTCATTTAAGCACCTACATCATAACCAAAGTCAGGAGAGATAATTTTTACTTTCTTTTCATATCTTAATTCTAAGACGCTAGGGGGGGTAAGCATAATCAATTCTAGTTCTAGTCTTTTCAACTTATGATTAAACTTAAGTTTCCAGAATATGTGCTTACCATGATACTTACAAGCATAAGTACGGTTTTGTTTAGAATCTTTCTTTAAGGTTATAGTATCCTTTAAGACTTGTTCCATATCTAGGTCTGGTAGGGAAGTTTCCAACCTATCAATAAATTGAGGGGTTAGTTTAACCCAAAAGTAATGGAAACCGTCTGGTTCCATAACCTTATGGTATTCAATAGAAAATGGATTCCATATTCTATCGCATTTTTGGCATATCAATTTCATTTTACGGGATAGTATAAAATCATTACATCCACATTTACATTTTTTCATATTACATCACTCTTATTTTCATTTTCATTTGCAATTACATACATTGCTATATCATAATAAAGAAGCATTAACTCATTAAAGTGGTTATCATTGTCAGCCATGCCCGAACAAAGGAATAGCCTTCTAATATATTTGAGAAGTCCTCTAAGACTATTCTTACCATCTATAGTGTCTACAACGGCTCTTTTTAGAGCCATTAAAGCCGAGGACTTGTCATTGTAATCATAATTATCATTAAGATAATATTGTGAATAGGTAGGAGTTATATCCTCCATTTCTGATGCTCTTTCCATTATAAATGGAATTACTAATTCAAGGGTTTCTATATCCTTAATTATCTGATGACTATATTTCACAAGCACCACCGCCACAGGCGGCTTCAGCACTAAACGAAGTATTATCTTCAAACTCTTTGATTTGTGTTAAATCTATCTTTCTAAGAGAAGACATCATTTTTTCATATGTTATCTTATCACATCTTTCAAAGGGGGCTTGTGCATACCATGATGATTCAGGGTAGCATGACAACCCATTATAATAATGTCTATTTAGCCACATCCATTCGCCAATTTCATCCCACTCATGTTCTTTAATATAAACAGTTGCGGAAATATTATGTGTGTTTTGACCATCATTGTGACCGGGATTAACCCATCTAATTGTCATATTCTTAAGTCTCTCTAAGAATGCAAAGGAGTCTTCTGATTCAGAAGTTAAAGCATTTGTTGGCGCTACTTGTGGTATTTCGATTACTGCTCCATTAGGATTCTCTAGTTCATCTGCTACCAATTCAGGGTGATTCATAAACAAATAATTATAAATTAACTCATCCTTACTTATTCTAATTCTTCTAATGTAGTATTTAGAATGCCAAGCATGGATTCCAGATGAAGTTCCTAGTATTAGAGATGAAGTACCCGAAGGTTTCACACAAGTTACTCTTGCCGCAGTATTTATCCCTAATCGAGATGCCCATTCTTTATTAACCTTTTTAGCCAAATGTGCTGCTCCTGTTACATCTAATGAATCCATCTTGGTAGATGCTATACCTGTCATAGACACTCCTAGTAATGCATCCTTTTCAGTGGTTGTTCTCCATATATCTCTTAGATAATAAAAGTCAGTATATGTTGCTTGTAGTGTTCCGAGGATTGTGGCTGCTTCGACTCTAGTAAACAAATCCTCATCATTCTTGATTGTTGAAGCATTAATTTCTGTTAGATTACAGAACTGATAAGGACGTAATGCAATTTCACAACAGGGATTAGTTCCCCAATCTTTATCGTGAGTAAAATACACACCGGGTTCTCCTGTTCCTGAATTTTCAATGTCTTTCCATAGAGAATTGAAAAATTCTTTTGTTACTTTACTTCGTAGAATCACGGCAGAATTATTTGCTCGTTGTCTTTGAGGATTTGTGTCCCAAAATTTACCTGCCTTGCAGGTTTTCATTTCAGCATTATTAGCACTAAACAATGAAATTAATGCTGCCCTTCTATTACCACCTGCGGTAACAGCCTCCGCCATGTGACAAATGATGTCATGACATTGTAATGGTGTTAGTTGGTCGCCATCTGCCATTTGTTGGAGTATGCCTTCTATAATAACAATACATTTTCTCAATGGTTGAGGGCCGGGGGCTTTTCCACCCCTTGTTTTTAAGGGTGTGCCTATTGGCCTGATGTCATCATAAATGAATCTGGGAGTTTGAGTTAATTCACCTGTATATGAACGAAACAATTCTTTAATTGCGTCTGCCCATCCTACTATTGAATCTTGGATTACTATTTTTCTAGTCCTTGATTTGTTTGGTTGCCTTATTTCAGGCAAGGAAATTACATGGTGGTTTTGAACAGAAAATCCTACACCTGTTCCATTTAATAACAAAAAGAATACTTCATGAAAGCATTCAACTGAATCTATAGGCAAGTAAGCACAGTTATAGATACTGTTAGGTGCTATTTCAATAGGCTTACCTGCATATTGCATGGAGCGCATTGATGGTAATACCTTACCTGTTAGGACATACTTTTTGTAAACGTCCTTTATTTCGGTTTGGGTATCTGAATCCAAATGACTAAATGATTTTAAATGCATATTTAGATTTCTGTTTATTGTTTCTTCTCTTGTTTCTCTCCTGTTTAATTCAGGAATATATTTAGCATATTTCAGCCATTGAGTTATATCTCGCATTAGTTCGCTTGCTTCATTCATTTTAACACTTCACTTGTGTTCTATATGGCATTTCTACCAAATTTGAGAATGCTGTTATCCATTCTCCATCTAGGCTTTTAACAGCCCATTGTTTTTCTATTTTAATTTCCCAATCAGGAAATGTTTCATAGGCTTCTTCCCCGAATAAAGATACTAAATCTTCAAAATCTGAATACGAGTTTCCGCGATAGTTTATTAGCATTTCACCATCACATATAATAATGGCTTTCTTACTAAATCCTAACACATATCCTATGGGATAGAAGTCTGCTCTTATTATGGCTAGGTTTTGATAGGTTTTATACTCTTTTAGAGTCCATCCAAAAATCTCCATCAATTTGGGGAATGTTTCGTTTTCTATAAAATTAAAATCGTCTTTTTCTATGGTAATACCCCCCCCGTAGGGCGAAAGATAAGAGCGCAGGGCTACGCTCAAATCTTTCTATATTATCAAGCAATCGAGGCTTAACAGCCGCCGACAATTGCTTGAGTTAAGTCCACCGATTCAACGGTGTCCCAATTAACATCTGAAATCATTTCTCGACTAGTAATCTCACCATCAACAAACACCCAATGTGTAGGGTGGTCATTAATTTGGTCTATTACTTCGCTTTGAGTAACTTCTAGGGTCGTATGACCCGTATCATTTAATATGTTCAATATCATTTATCTCTCTCCTTGTTCCGTGTCGCGGTATTCCTTTCAGGACGAATCCCGCTTATCAACCTTGCGCTTGACGCGCCTCTAATAGTCGGGCGGTCAAGAGGTTGATTGTTTCCTCATATTTGTTTGTCAATAAATTGAGTGTTTGGTTTGCCCCTAATAGTTGCTGATACGCAACACTCAATTGTTCAAATTGTTCTGATTTCTCAGCCAATTCTTCTTCTATGTCTTTCTTCGTTTTCTTTTCAGTCATTAGTTCCAACGCTCCTTTCTAAGTTTGGAAATTTCTTCACTAGCATTTTGCTTGCTAATATTGTCTATGTCGCCTTCGTAGCCTAACCTAATTAAATAGTTTTTTTGTTTTTCGGAGGCATCTTCGATTGGTTTTTTATCATCATCTAAGATGCTCCACAATTTATTCAATTGTTTTTCGGTTAATTGTGCGCCGCGAATCATCTTATTCTTAATATCTTGAAGGAATCTTTCCTCCCAATTGTCTTTGCCGTTCTCTGGAACGAAAGGTTTTACTCCATAATAGTCACAGGCTTCAATAAAAGCGGGTTGATGTTGAATGTCCTCTATGGTTTCAACAACTTTTTGTCGCCTTTCTGTTTGAGCCTTAGCCCTAGCCCAAGTAATTTCATCGAGTTTTTTAAGATGTGCCAATCGGTCAGAAATAATTTTGTCCTCTTTTTCTATGATTGCATTGGCTTTTTCAACGGTATAATAGAACATCATCAAATCATTATACAATTTTCTATTAGGCCAACCTTTTGTTCGGATTTGCGCTTTAGGATTTTCTGGATGATTCCATCGCCATACAATTGAAGCACTCTTATATCCTGCCTTACCAAATTCGCCTTCACTTCTTTTCCTAATGAAAGTTTTAGGTCTATACATTCTAAGAACAGAATCATAGTAGGTTCCTTTCTTACGAACATTAACTCTTAGGTCTAAGTCTTTAACAGCATCAAACATCATAGTAAATTGCTCCCCATGCATATCCCACCATGCTGTTTTCTTTAATGCTTCAACCCTAACTTGAATCCATTCCTCAATCATTTCATCTGTGATTTGCTCATCAGTTAAGCCTGTCTCTTCACGAATAGCCCTTAAGATTAGATATGAATTGATATGGTCTGAACCAACGCATTCTCTAATATCTGTTTCGGTATTATGAATCTCAAAGTGATACACAATGTCATGACCACATAAGCATTTATCTTGATGTTTTGCTACCCAATCTGGTGGATTATCAATATCACCAACTTCATGCCACCAAACTTTTCCAGTTGCAATCCATTCGTGTTTTGCTTCTTCATATCCATCTGCATTAGATAGTTCAACCATGTTTGCCTTTAGTTTCCTATCCCATCTACCATTACTTAATGCTCTTTTTGCTATTATCTCTGCCATATTTATCACTCCTTTGGGGCCATACCCATCCTTTGCCACGCTTTCCTTCCATTATTAAACATAGTCCGTGGCCTTCTAATCTTTCTATATTTGCATAAATTACCTTTTTATCAGTATATTGTGGGTTTCTTTTATCCACCCATCCTCCACCTGTTCTTTCATCAAAGCCACAGATTCTACATATTCGATATTTTTTGGCGGTCATAGTTCCCCAACCTTAAATGTGCCATCCTTAACCTTTTCTCTAATTTCGGCTACGCCTGATGTACGAAGAAATTGATTTAGATACTTGTTAGTTGTTGCTGAATACATATCCCAATATCCATCGTTTAACATGACTTCTAAAGTACCTGTAAAAGATGACCCATATTTTCTAGCAATCATAGTATTATACGATTGGAAATAAATATATCCATCATTGTGAATAATAAATTGATTTGCTATGGAATTTCCGTTTGCTGATTTCATATTGCTAACTCTCATTCTTCTTCATCTCCCTCGGTTGCCCATTCGCAATTACAAAATTTTTGAGTGAGTTCATTACACATAAAACCACACTCTTCACATTTGTATTCATTATCAGGTAATGCTTCTAAATAGCATTTTTTGTGGTATTTTCGTGTAGGCCAATCGCTCGTTACTGTAAAATTAATTAATTTTCTCAAACATATTTGGCAATATCCTTTTCTACCGTAATTAGGATT